ATGATTTGGTCGCCTTCTACTTCACGGCCGATCTCTGCAAGAGCATCAACAACAGTGTCGTAAGAGAAAGTATCGTACTCGATAGACTTGCTGATCTTAGCAAGCTCTGCGAAGTATTCATCGCGAACTTCGTTAGCCATTAGCTGGGAAGCACCAGTAGTAAGAACGTCAAGAACATAAGGATCTTTCATAACGTCCATATCGTTGTAGCCGAAAGTCTGCTGATAACGCTCAACAATGTACTCAGCAGGAGTGAAGCTAACTGCGCCCTTAACAGTGTTCTTAGCGCCCTGAGCGAGCTTCTCAACAGCACCAGTGTAGGTGTACTTGTTGATTACTTTCTTAAGACCTGCTTCAAGAGCAAGGGAATTATCAATAGTGTAAAGTGCGTTAACATTAACATTAGTGTTAACTAAATCAGTCATCTTGTTTTCCAAGACAAAGTTATCATAAGTCTGAATAGCCATAGTAAGCCTCCTAAATTAATTAGTTAATTTTTTGTAGAGTTCAGGATTATCTCTATATAGAGCGCCTTGCTCGTGTAGAGTCATGGCTCTGAACATCTCCTTAGTAATTTCTGCAGGTGTGCCTCCACCATTACCCTTAGGTGCAGTACCTGCTAAACGCTTCTCAACCTCGTCCTTAACGGCAGCCTTGAAAAGCTTATCAAGTTTATTAATGTTTGCCTGAGCGATCTCAATGTCGTCGCCAATAGCAATGATGTCTGCAAATTCAGCAGAAAGACCGCGAGAACTCAATACGCTCTTGAGCTCACTGCGATTACGCTCGATCTGGAACGCCGCAAGCTGCTCTTCAAGTTCGGCAATTCTATTGTCTTTTTCAGCTTTAGCGCGCTCATCTCCATCGAGTTTAGAGAGAGAAAGTTGTTTCTCATACTTTGCTTGCTGCTTCTTAAGTGCGGCAGTCACTCTCTTGTCGCTCTCGGACTGGAGCAATGCCATTACCTCTTCAGCAGTATAAGTTTTTGTTTCTTCAGCAGGAGCACCAGTCTCCACGCCAGTTTCAACACCAGTGTTTTCTAAGTTATCCATAATAAAACCTCCAGAAGTTCCAAAGCCTACGTTTGGCCCTTATTAAAAGTCAGTTGTTCTTTATACCGTCTGCCCCTGCAAAAAAGACAGTTATTTAATCTACTACTGGAACGATGCAGCATCTGCAACGAGGATGTGCGGGAATTGGTACTGTAACGCCCATCGGATACCTCTTTTGGTGCAGCTCGCCGCAGACTTCACATCTACGTTCATCGGCGTCTGCCCAAATCTCAACCTCTTGGATACCATAGTCCTCATATCTCTGTTGAGCCGCTTGTGTTTGGATGTGAGCGATCTCAGTTCTAACGAGTGCGTCAGCCCTGCTGTAGCTTACTCCAAAGCGTTCTTGTAATAAATTCTTAAGTTGAGTTGTTTTCTTTCCAGTAGCAACGCAGTGAATTAACTGCTCTTCTAGCATTGCGGCTAGTTGCTCTGTGTCTTCCCAAATGCGCTGGCTCCAACTCTTACCATCTGCGCACCAGACTTGATTTATAATTTGCTGAACAATATTTTTATCCACAATATTAAATGTTCTATCTTCCATATTGGGGATAACTATCGAATGATAGACTTCAAACCAGTTAGCCTCAAAAGCCTCGGAAAGTAGTTTAATCTTGCGATCGCCTAGCTTCTGTAGCTCATTGCGCAATTGCGCTTGAGCAGACCAATATTTGTCCAACTTGTAAAGATCGGCAGGAGTGGGTTGTCGTCCTGCCTCGACAGTAGCAAGTAGTTTGTTATATACATCTTCAAAATCTTTAATGCACTGCTGTGCCGCAGATGTATAATACTTTTTCATTTGCTTTTCAATTTGTTTAATAGATTTATTTGCAATCGCCTGTTGGCTCTGCATCATTCTATCCTGCCAGTAGTTCAATCAACCCACCTCGCTTTCTATTGTTTTATAAAAATCTTGCATAATTGCTGAAAATAATCTGTCCAACACTCTAATTGTACAAAAATTATTCTGCAGTTTCCAACTCATCCTCGGCAGAGCCAGGAGCTCCGAAGCCATAGAGCTCCATGTTAGCGGCTCTCTGCTCCTGGAGTGCTTCAAGCTCAGCGTTAACGTCAGTAACGAAGTCAAGCTGGCTCAATAGAGTTGCATCGCTCACAGTACCCTTCAATGCATTTACAAGGTTAATCTGTGATAGCTCGTCTACAGGAACATTGCGCTGGAATTCAATCTGAATGTCTCTAAATACTTCTTCTCCAAGTTTGAGAGAAGCAATGCCGCAAATAATCTCAACGCGGCGCTGAAGAGCTTTCTTCATGCGTCCCTCGATTACACCAGCACGAGTCTCCATGCCAGTCAATCTGTAGCGGATCGCAATACCAGAAGAAACGCCACCAACGAAGCTCTCAGAAGAGAAGTCTGCGCACTGCGCAATTCTATAAATGCTATCGTGAATGCGCTTGAGGATATTCTCGACCTGAGCATCACTTGCGTTCTTTGTCAACCAGTAAGCTTTAGCTCCAGCAGGAATAAGCATTACACGGTTTTCTTTCATCATTGAAATGTCGTCGTTGTCTGCGTCCACGCCCTCTAAGCAGAGATACGCATCGCAGAATGCAGAGTAGTCGTCGATCTCACCACTTAGAAGTTCATTTGCGGAGTCCTGTAAGTTCATTACGCAGTCGAAAATAGATTTCTCGTCTGGTAGATAGAAGATATTAGCAGGACATTGAGAGAAGTAATGTGGCTGTTGGCCCACGAGAGTGAGCTCGCCATTCATACCAACCATATGGTAGCTGGTAATAAGTTTGTCGCTATATACATCAACGTTATATAAATCATTGTCGTCCCATTCATTAACTCTGTAGAAACGAACAAAGTAGAGTAAGTCACCGCTCAAGCTGTCGTCATAAATACCAAAGCATTGAGTAGGATCGATTAGCTTGAAGCGAGTCTTGCTTGCGGCGTCCATATACATAAGCTCTGCGGCAGTACCATAAACGAGCACATCCTGTAAGAAGTCTGCGTCCTCGGTCTGGTAATCGTTGTATCGAAGAATGTCCATAATATCCTCGATGTCCTGCTCACTGCGGTAGGATATATGGCCAGGTGCGGCCATATACCCTGCGTAGGAGTCAACGATGTTTTTGCAATAGTTTACTACGGACTTGTTGCAAGGTTTGGATGGATCAGAGTATGCCTTTTTGAGGATACTCTGAATGCCATCATAGTAGTTTTTATATTTTCTCAACTTGGGCTGAACATCCAACTCAAAACGTTGAATCATCTTGTGAAGGAGTCCAGCGTGAAGTTCAGTATCTTTATTTAAATAAAACATATTAACCTCCTGGAATTAGTTAGTACAGAAGCCAAAGTGTTCGTAAGCACCGTAATTGGTTTGAGTGTTAACGGCGTGCTTCGTACCACCCTTGTAAGTGGCAGTATATTCATACGCAATAGTAGAGTTCTCGTCAGGAGCCATATTTTTACCCCACTTGTCACGAGTCCAGTAGTAAACGTAGTTACCCTGAGTCATGCCCTCTGTTGGTACGAAATAATCATTAGAGATTATTCTATTTCCTTCGCGGACTTGACCATTAAACAACTCGCTTGTGCTGGTGATCCAGATGTTATCATAGCTAGACTCCCAATGCTCAGTAGACATAGAGAAGCTGCTATATGCGTTCTGAGTCTTCTTAACAGGAACAATACGACTTCTAACGTTAGTAGGAAGCAAGTTCATTGCCTGTTGTAGAGATGCACGTAAAGAACATTCAGACCATCTTAATGTACCAGCAGATGTTAAGTTTTCATGCCATTTATCTGGAGTACGGTCATTCCAGTCTTCATCAGAGATCCAAGAGATCGCTGCAGGAACACCGTCGAGCATAGGATCTACACCCATACCCGCAATATGCATAGTGAACTTCTCATCATCACCTAAAGTGACATCCTTGTACATATTTCTGTGATATTTACTTGCGTAAGTACCATTAGCGATATTCGCAAAAATCATATCCCAACTATCTGTGATAGGCTCATGTGCTAGAGAGTCAGAAGCGAACAACGCACTACATGTCATATTAGCAGTGACGTATCTAGGCTGAGGATACCAACCTGCGAAAATCTTACCAGTAGGAGCAGTTACATCAATTGCGCGAGGACAATCAACGCAGCTACCATATTGAACTTCTCGTGTAGCGACTAACTGACCGCCGTTATAGAACGAAACAGTCAAGACCGCAACTTGAGAAGAGAATTGTGCAGTAATTGAAGTTGTTGCATTAATTACTGGGAGTGAGCTCCATCCTGTGAAGTAGTAATCAGTGCCAGGAACACCAGGCTTGGTAGGAGTGCTAATCTTTCCAGTAGCTACTGGATCAATAGCTGTAGAACCTTCAGCAGCAGAATAGGTGTACAACAAGCTTCCGTCATAATTGTAGTAATTTACTGTATAAGCGAGAGAATCGTAAGTAAATGTTACTGTGCTATAACGGCTCTTCAAGCTGTCTAATTCAGTGCTAGTCATTGCAGGAACGTGAATGTTACCAGAGATTTGCGCTTTAGCCATATTGTTGTCGTTTTCATCCAAGCCCTTCATTGTATCGAGGATATCAAAGATTGCGGCGACATCAGATGCTTGCGCGAATGTCCAGTCAATACCGATTAAACGGACACGGCTACCCGCTTTAATTTGTCTCAAGATTGCTTTTGTATCAACCTTGTCACCGATGTTTTCAAGTCTCAAAGTAGAAACATTTTCGTAACTTGGAATAACCAACTCGGTAAGAGCCTTTTGGTTACGGATTGTCAAGTTAGTAATGGTAGAAGGTAAGTGCAATACTTTCAAAGAACCACCATTAGGAAGAGTACAACCCTTGATAGTTGTGCCGTCGAAGTAAATATTCTCGATGTTTGTACATCCACTTAAATCAACAGCCTGCTGTTTTTCACCGCTACCGAGCTTAGGACAGTTACGAACATCCAAAGTCTTAAGTAGTGTATTATTACCCAGGTAAAGTTCCTCAAGGTTGCTATTGGTGTAGCTAGATGATGCGTCACCGAGCTTCAAGTTCTGGAGTTTAGTTGCGCTTGCAAAGTCAGCGTAACCAACCTTCAATCCACTTACGTCACCAATGCTCTTTAACTGAGAAGCAGAATAAATATAAATTTCAGTATCGTTCAATGTGTCTACTGGGCAATCAAGAGTGTAAGAGTTACCTCTTAATGCGCGCTCCTGAACCAAGTAAGAACCATACTTGATAGATGCATAAATGTCTGCGTAAGGCTCAACAGTGATATTGTCCTTAGCATAACCACGCAATGTAATGAAGTCTTTCTCTGCATCGCCTGCGTTGTACTTAGAGTCTAAGTAACGGAAACGATTGTAGAGCCACCACTTACGCTGCTCTTCCTTGCTACCCTGGAGCATGCTTAAGTAGCTTGCGTTGCCGAGTTCTACAAGAGGCTGTAAGTATTTGAACCATGCGTCTTCATTCCAAATTGCTTCTGGCCATACACTCTGGTGATCCTCGAACATTTGCTCAACGATGTCATAAGTTAATACGCCATCAGAGCGCAACTTCTGATACATTGCCTTGAGCTCTTCACCGAAAGTGTCGCGCAAGTTATTCCAGAAGACAGATTCTTGTCCGTTATAAACGAGCTTACCTTCAGGAGTGAGATCAGTGTCCTCAAGCTCATAGCCGAATGTTAGAGCACCTTCATTGTTGATACCCATTGCAGTATCCATATCGTAAGGAAGCCAGCATACTTTTCCGCCATTATAGAATGTGGGGAATGCGTTCTTCGCACGAGAGTCAACCATTAAGAACAATTCAGTGAACAAGTAGTAGAACAATGCAGATTGAACTTCTGCGTGATCGGCAAGCTCTGCCTTGAACTTAGCCAAGCGAGCGGCCTTCTCTGTCTCACTAACGCCAGTGGTGTCAGTTGAAGCAACCCAAGCGGCGAACTCCGCAAGAGTAGTAGGATCAGTGTTCTTATCAGGATAACGGCCTTCGAAGTCGTTCATCCAGTCTGTTCCGCTAAAGTCAGCGTTCTTAAAGAGAACTCTGTTGGATGTGTTGTTTTTGATTTCCCAAGACTCGTCACCCTCGTAGAAGCCGAATACTTCAGGAGTTTTCTTATCATTGTTAAAGTTGTATTTACCAATAAACTTGGTGTCGTGACCGTCATTGTGGAAAATAACGATTGGGAAACCATCAATACCTTGACGAACATTCGCATTAGCAGCCTGCGGAGGAGTTCTGTAAGGTGAAATTTCGTTATATAGTCTAACAAGCTCTACGTTATTTGCGCCTTCAGAAGAAGCCACGTCTGCCTTATAAGTAAAGATGTTAGTAGGAATGCTATTTGCACGAAGCTGGTAGTTCTCAGGATATTCGATGATATAGTTCTTACGGACATAACCAGCAGAAGAAGTACCTTGAACGTCTGCCTTAGCCTCTTCAAAGACGAAGGACTTTTCTTCGTTCACTGGATCGACATAAGATGCTTTAACTGTCAACTCGTTACCCTTGAAGTCAGGAAGCGCAGGAGCTTCAAGAATTAAGTAAGGCAAAGTGTTTGGCAAGTTAGAAATAATGATATTTCCATAAGCATCGTAGATATTGTTTCTGATATATCTGTTATAGCGCTCGTTGATGTCCTGAGTGTCAGCAATCCAGTTGTCGAGTACCTGGTGACGAGTCAAGCTGTTTTCATATACACGAATTGTATAAATATCCAGAATTGCATCGTTAGAGCCAAGAGTGAAGTCAACAGGATTAGATTGCGCGAAGTTGTCGTTATCAACGTATTGAACAGCGCCACACATAACACCATTCAAGTATGTATATACCAAACGATTTTCTGCTCTCTTCTCAATTACAAATGTCAAGCGGATATGCTCATTCTCTTTATATTGAGTAGTGATTGCGGACTGCTCAGACTTGATAGAAGCCTTTTGCGCAGTCATCTCAAAACCAATACCGTCAGACATACAAGATGCGATAACAGAGTCATAGTTTAAGATGTCACGAGTAGCGAATTCGATTTCAATGGTCTTACCAGTGCTACGAGCATCGTTTTCAAAGATTTTTACAGGAATAGTGAGTCGTGCGTCACCAGAGATACGATGAACAATCATTCCGTTATCATCGGCAACCCAACCATCACTGGTCCAGTTGTAATTCTCGAATTGACATTCAATGTCGTTATAAGTCCAAGAGTCACGGTTATTTTCACTGTTGCTGCGGCCGTAGCTAGACAAGTAAAGAGCCAAGCTTGAAGTCTCCGCCTCAACATCCATCGCTGCCTTATCAACGCCAATTGTAATTGTCTTAACTGAAGTACCACTTCTGATCTTCAAGACAGTGAGACCTGATTCGTCAGCACGGAATGACCAGAGCTGTTGAGTTCTGTCAACAGTCAAGTTCTTAATAACTTTTCCGTTTACAATCAATTCGATGTCAGTAGTGAGAGCGCCAGGAGTATATACAGAGTAATAAATCTGGACAGTCTCAAATTGAGTCATGCTTCCCTTGCTAAATGCAGAAGCAATAATAGGATTAGTCTTTCCTTCTTCAGTACAGATTAAGTCATAAATCAAGCGATTAGACTCAACAGTCATACCACTAATGGTGCTTGAGAAGTAAACTTCAAACTTGTGCGCGCCGTGCTTCTGAGCGGGAATAGTGAAGGTTCCCTGACGTCCAGAAGTAGTGATGTGATGTGTACCAATCTTGTTTCCATCAAGATAGAAGTAAACAGACTTTTCGATGTTACCAGAAGCAACATAAGGGAAAGTGATTTCACCAGTGTATGCGATAGTAGCATCAAATGTAGAAGAGATAGTCGCTGAAACAACTTCAACGCTATAAATGATTGAGCGAGAGTTCTGATAAACGTCACTAACAGTCAAGCGCACACTATTGGAACCAACAGTCAAGTAAGGTGCAATATTGATTGTGAACTTGCCTTGTGCCACGTCTACAAGCGCTTTAACGATGCCGTTTACTGTGATGGTAGCAATACCATTACCGGTCGTTAAACCGTCCTCAGTAGAGCTCCAGGTAGCTGAAACAGGACATTCGCCATTGACCGCAATAATCTTATACAACCAACCAGAGTTATTCTGGAGAGTTAAGATTGCGTTGTTACCAGAGGAGCTGCCGCCTCCACCGCCTGTGCCAGGAGCCAAGTTAGCGATAGTTTCATCAATCTCGTCTTTTGTATAGTGGTTACTTAATGCAACAGTTGTTGTAACATCTACATAGTCTTTTGTTGCATAGTTATCTAAATTGGGAAGTGGAATAGATTTAATCTCGTTATCCACGTAAATTTCAGTAGCATAGCCAGTTAAGTCTACTTCTGGAATTGCGTCGATCTGCTCATCTACGTACTCTTTGGTTGCGTAAGGAGTAAGATCGGTTTGAGGAATTTCTGCGATCTTTTGATCGACATACTCCTCTGTTGCAATGCCCTCGAAGTTAGGCTCGGCATCTGCGATTTCCTTAGTAACTTCTTCTCTTGTAGGATAGTTACTAAGATCGACTTCTGGAATCTTGCCGATCTCTTCAGCGACATGTTCCTTAGTAGCGTAAGGAGTGAGATCAGGTTGAGGAATCTGCGCAATCTGCTCATCTACGTACTCTTCAGTCGCGTATCCAGTCAGATCGACATCAACCTCGCGCAACATATCTTGGACATACTGCTCTGTGGCGTAACCTTCCATAATGATGTTGCCATCTGCGTCATACACTACTCCTGCTGGACCTTGAGGACCACGAGGACCAATATCGCCTCTATCGCCTTTCAAGTTAGCTCCAGAAGTACCAGAGTCAGACTGAACGATTAAAGTTGTTCCAACCCAAGTGTGTTTGATTTCTCCAGGCATCGGTTATACCTCCTCTGGTTTCTTTACTTCGATATAATTCTCGATTGTATCGTTTGCGCCAATGAATAAAGTAGTTGCGTACAAGTGCTCCTGGACTTCGATTTCTTTACCATCCTCAAAAACAGTAATGAAACGAGGCTCAGCCCAGTCAAATACGTAACCTTCATCGGCTTCATATTTCACTAAATTAAAATTAGTTGTTTTCATTTGTTGCCTCCTTATGCGAATGTAACAGTCCAACCTCTTGCGGCAGCGACTGCGATTTCTTCTTCAGTAAGAGTATTGATTGCACCACCATCTGTAGCAGAACCTGCAGCACCAGTAAATTTAAGAGTGTTAGTGCCAGTAGCAGAGCAATCTGGTAAGCTATTGATTGTATTTACTGCGCTATCGTGATTGTAACGAGAGTAAGCTACATCACAAGAGAACCAGTCTGGATCGTTCTTGAGAGCTTGGTAAGAAGCATCATTGGTTACTTCTTTATCTGCGGTAATACCTGAATTGTGAAAGAGTATGTTATTGCGGTCATTAACCCAACCAGTATTGGAAGTAAAGTCAATAACTTGGCTTTTCCAGTTCGCAGTTTTTGGAGAACCATCTTCATTTGTTTCAAAAATGCATTCTCTTAATCTAAAGCAACGACTTATCATGCCTGTGAATCTGTTAGATGTAAGTTTACCCTGGTGAATAGGAATATTAACTAATTCATCTAAAGCAAAACAGTTAGAGCACATACCAGACACAGGTGCGTATCCGCTTGTTTGAACACCCCATAATTGACTTAAAAAAGTTTCAGGAATACGACGAAGTGAATAGCAGTTTGAAAAGATATCCGAAGCATCTATACTTGAAATAGTGTGTACTTGCTCCCAATTCCAATCCCCTCCAAAGTCCTCTGGAAGTTCACGCAAACTCTCACAATAGTCGAACATAGCTGTTATGTTGTAAGGATATGCAGCATTAAATTCTGGTACGCTTTTTAATTTCCTAGCATTAGAAAACGTACGCGACAGAGCAATATACGCAGTTCCTGTTGCCATATTCATCTTGAATGGAATAGTTTCAAAAGGATAGTTATAAAACATACTATCAGAGCTTGTAATATCTTTAGTGCTTATTGTGTCTCCATATAAGCTAATATATATACCGGCAAGCTGGCCAGCGCACGCATAATTACAGTGACCAGTCAATACAATAGGCTCAATCTCAGTGCCTCCACCCCCGCCAGTTTCGATACCACGAATTGCGGCAGGCATAGCATCAAGAGTCATGAGTTCAGTGTCACCGGTCTTTTCACGGATCGCATCACCAATAGCAGAAAGTTTATTAATAAGTGCCATTCTCAATTACCCCCAGTGCAGTATTAATGAGTGCATTAACCTGCTCTTCAGTTTGGAACTCGGATAAAGTAGTCTTTTTATTAGAAGTAGTAACTAATTGATACTCATAATTTCTAAAGCAGTAATACTTCCATGCTCCACCAGAGTAAGTCAATTGATAAATGCCATAAGAGTTAACGCTGCTAATGGTATTTAAATTAATAGAAGCCTGCATTAAAG